AGGATCGCAGCGAGCGAAGTGCCCGCTTTTTCACCTTCGATCCCCCCCTTTGCCAGCGCAGTCAGTACAGCGGCGGTCTTTTCAAAAATTAGCCCGGAACTGTTGGCAATCTGCCCCGATGTGGACAACGCCTCGGCCAGCGCCGATGCGCTCGTCGTCGAAGCGATTGCGCCTTGCGCCAGCACATCGGCCATGCGCCCGGCCTGGTCGAATTCCAGGCCGACGGCGGTCAGGGAGTTCGCGAGCTTTTCGGACGCGGCGTCCATGCTCAGCCCTTCGATCCGCGCCAGCGCCAGCACGGACGGGAGGGTCTGCATGATTTGCTGGGCGTTCAGGCCGGCGGCGGCCAGCGATTCCATGCCTTGCGCAGCTTCCGTGCCGGAAATCCCGAACTTCGCGCCCACGTCAATCGCGACTTGGCGCAGTTCGCCCATAGTCGCGGCGGTGAATTGGCCCTTGGCTTGGACCTTGCTGAGTTGCGCCTCGAACTCCATCGCGCCGGACAGCGCGCCGCCGAAAATCCCGGTGAACGCATCGCGGACCTTGCCCGCGATGACGTTCGTGGTGTCGTTGAGCGCGGTGAAAACCTTGCTGAAGAGCGAGGTCGCCTCGTCCTTGGCGCGGATGATGAGTTGCAGCGCGAGGTTTTTATCGGCCATGGCTACACCATCATGAGGTTTAGGACTACGTCATACCATTCGGTATCCGCCGGATCGGAGACCGGACGATGCGACGTGACGGTATAGGGAGGGCGGCGGAACATCACGGTGTAGGTGCCCTGCGGGATGGTCAGGACGTAGTCCGTATCCGCCGCGTCCGCGAGGGCAATGAGCGCCAGCAATTCGGCGCGGGGCAGCCAATGCACGTCCAGCGTGATCGGGCGGCCCGCGAGTTTGATGGACTGCTGGATTAGCAGACCGCCCGTGATCCCGTAATCCTCGGTCTGCGATACCGGCGTCCAACCGAACTCATCGGTCCAAACCGGGTCCGCTGGCAGCGCAATCGAGCCGAGGCTTGGGCTGGGCATGACGAGCCATCAGCCAGCGACGTGCTGACGAATCTGGTACGCCCCGGCCTTGCCGGTAGGCACGATCAAGGTGCCCTTGAAGGTCAGGCTGATCGGGTCTTTAGACACGAAATCCAGCGCGCCGCTGGGCGACACATTGGCCTGCCACACATCCAAATCCCAGCGCTCGCCGTCCTTGAACAGGTTTTCCGCCACGCCACGAATCGCCAATTGCAGCACCGTGTCCGTACCCGCGTCGATACTCTTCCCGGACCTCGCGCTGGCGTCCACCGTGCCGGTGACCGTCGCCCCGTCCGCGATGGTCCCCGTGGACAGGACTTTAACCAGGCCCGCGTCCATGACGACCTCGTAATCGGTATGCAACGTCTTGCCGCTGATCACCAGTTCGGTCAGCGAGTTGTAAGGAAGCGCCACCCATTTGTTATGCCGCGCGGTAAACGAAATGGCCGCGTCGCTCTGCGCGGATTGCGCGTAGGTCGCTGGTGTGCCCAGCAGCGCCCACGACAACAGGTCAGGGTCAATATCGTCGATAGTGAACTCGATTTCCGTCGGATTCGGGCGGCTATACGAGTCCAGCGCCTGACCATAGCTAGCCCGCAGATAGCTGGTACGGGTCACCGTGGTAGGATCCGGTTGAGTGATTTTCAGCGCCGTGGTGTTTATCGGGCCGAAATAGCCGACGTTCGCGCCAGAAACCAGTCGCGCAACGTAGGGGTCAATCGCAACAAGCAAACCGCTGCTCATGAGGCATCCTCGAAGGTAAATGTTTGAGTCCAGGACACCGCCCACGCTGCAATACTCAGGTTGTTAGCGTGTCCAGAGTAGAGATTTTGGGCGTCGATGGACGCCATGTCGGGCGGCTTGCAGGCGGCGGTTCCAAGCCCCCAACGCTGCCCTGGCAGGCAGGCAATCAGCGCGTGCGCGGATTCCAGCGCCAGTTCCGCCCGTTGCGAAGCGCCGTCTTTCGCCAGCAGCACCGCCACCCAATCCACGTTCACCGACCAGCGGCGCATCCCGATAGAGGTGTAGTCATGCAGTCGCAGCACCGCCACCAGCAGGCACGGTGCGTGGCCGAGCAGCATGGCAAGCTCGGATTCGGTGAACGAACCGCCGTGTGCCTCCACCCGAAACGCGGGAAACAGCGTCGTGAGGGTCTCGACGACAGCGGCGCGGGCGTCAGACAGAGACATGGGTCAGAGCGATCCGCGCCCGAACAGACGCGGGCGACTGGTGGTGTAAACCGTTCCCAGGGTCGCCGCCTCGTTGGGAGGCGGAAGCCATTCGCCACGCGCCAACTGGCGTAGCTGGGATAGCGCATCGTTGTACCGGTTTCGCCGATCTTCGATGAACGCCCCCTGGCTAGCCGCAACGGTTGGAGTGGCGAGATATAGAGCCAGGTCCACCGCCAAGGCCACCACCCATTCCGGCGGCACGGCCAGCGGAACATCCCATCCGATGACCCGCAACGAGCCATCAATCATTGCGCTGGCCGTAGAGCACGCGGCGGCGATGGCATCAGAGTCGAGCGCACCGTCCCGCATCGGCCCAGCCTGCGCCAGTTCGCCGGGATAGCGGGCGTCAATATCGGCTTGGGTGGCGTAGGGCATCAGTCTCAGCCTGGGTTATTGGCATAGGCCAATTGCCAGAACCCATAGCCTCCCGCCGCGCGCGCTTCCGCCCCGTATTTGTACGCGCGGCGGTTGAACACCGCGTCGTTGTTCATATCGGTTTGCTGCACGAAGGTCGGGGCCTTGCGTTCCTGGTAGATGAACGGTCGCACCGGCTTGGTGCAGTCGAGCAAGAACCACTGGGCGCTGTCGGTCAGCCAGGGCGAAACCACTACCTCGGCGGTGCCGCGATAGGGATTGTTCTTGCCGTCTTCCAGCCGCTCCATGGTCATCAGGGCATGGGCGGTGTCTTCCAGCGCCAGGGGCACCAGCAGCACGTTGGGAGTGACCCCCAGCGGGCGCCCTTCGTCGTCAAGAAAACCCTTCATGGCGGTGCGTGCCGCGCCATAGCTGGCGGCAGCATGGGCCAAGGTGTCGGCCTGCAAGGCGTTGGTGTTGATATTGCTGACCGAGCCACTTCCGACCGGGTGATCGCTAGCGAAGAACGCCTTGCCGTCGTAGCACCGATTGGTCGTGGCCTCATTGACGAGGGCGAAAACGATCTCGTCGGGCAATTGGGCGGCGCTGAACCCGGCCATTTGCGCTTGCGGGGCGTAAATACCCAGCGTGTCGTCTTCGAGGTGGTTGCGGTCCACTTCGATGGTCACTTCCCAGTCGTCGTTGACGATGGTGTAGCTGAACGCGGCCAGGTTCTTGATGTGCTTGTCGCCAATCCATTGGCGCATCTTCGGAAAGTTGGCCAGCCACTTGTAGTCATTCTGGCTGGAGCCGCTGGGCACGCGCATGGCGACCTTGTTCCATAGGCTGGGCGCGGCCTGGAAAGCGCGGTTGAAGTCGGTGCGCAGGTTAATGAACACCGCGCTAAGAGCAGAGGCATTGACGAGCATGGGCGCTCCTTAGTAGGTGATTTCGACCAGGACGCGGGCGCGGGAGGCGGTTTCATTGGTCCCGCCGACCGTGACGCTGATCACGCTGCCCGCCGTCACCGTATGGGCCGCGCTGGGAGTGGCGCTGTCCACGTCGCCGGCGGCGCTACCGGCCTGGGTGATCGTCAGCGCGCCGCCGGTGATGGCGTTCGTCCCGATCTTGCCGGTCAGGGTGGCGTTGCCGACGGTCAATTCGCCCTCGATGATGCTGTAAATCTTGGTGATCGTGCCGGCGACCGGGGCCACCGCGTAGTAGACGCCGGTCCCGACCAGGGTGGTCACGTCGATGGGCACGTAGAGCTTGTTGACGCCGAGGTTCGAGCGGGCGGTCGCGGCAGCGGCGACATCGCTCAGGTTGTTGGCGGCCAGCAGGGCCGTGGCCGGGGATAGCAGGGAGTCACAGCCGATTTGCACCCAGACTCCACCACTATCGACCTCGACGACCAGCCCGGCGGGACTGCGGGTGCTGGAGCCGTGGGTTTTGGCTACGGTCTGATCATCGACCAGGTAACAAACATCGCCGACTTCCGCCTTGGTGATGGCGTCGCTGTCGGCGCTGTTGGCGTACCGGAAAATGCCGCGCTCCACGTTAACATTCACTGCGGCGGCGGTTGCGCCGTTGGCGACGGTTTCGATGAAGCACCCGACCGCAATCAGTCCGGTGGCGGTGACGGCGGGCTTGCAGTTGCCTGCGCTGTCGAGCACGGCGATACCGCCGGCATAGCAGGTGACATTAGCCGCGACTGGAAAACTAAAGCTCTCCCCAGTACGGCGGTGCGTATTCCGATCAGCGGCCAGCGCGGTCATTGCAGCCCTCCATATTTTTTCAGGTCATCGAGGTTGTTGCCGAACATCGCCGAGACCTGTTGCATCTCGGCATTCATGGCCACGTCAGTACCGGGCGGCTTGCCGTCCAGTTTGGGGCTACCTCCGATCACCGCCGGGGCCAAGGCCAGAAACTTCTCGAATTCGGCGACGCCGGTTTCGGTCTGGCACATCGCCCGGTAGTAGTCCTGCGTGGCTGGGGTGATTTGGCCGGCGCTCA